AAGAGAGAACTATTTGCGCGCCTGATTGCAGAGAGTCCCCGCATCTATCTTGCGCTGGATTCTGACGCTGCGAACAAAGAACGAAAGATTATTAAGAACCTGCTCCAGTATGATATGGAGCTTTATAAAATTGACACCAGCGACATCGAGGATGTTGGCGCCATAAGCAAAGAAGAATTTGCTGTGAGAAAAGCCGCAGCAATACGCATCGAGGACAGTTCATATATTTTGAACGATGCGCTAGCTTCTGTTCGAATTTGAAAGGCAAGAGATAGATGCCAATGAGTTTACTGTTAACCCTGATCTGTAGCTATGCAGCAATATTTTTGCTTGGCTTGTTTCTGGGATTAACTAACCAAGCCCGAAAGACCAAAACCAAGAACATCAAAGAATACCAACGCGCCCGTGCGAAAGAAGCACACCAAACAAAATATGACGAATGGGGTCATCCATCGTCTTAGAGGATAAAATATGAAGTTTGCACACATTGCAGATACCCACATTAAGAACCTAAAGTATCATTACGAATACAGAGAGGTATTCAAGCAGTTGTATGAGACACTTCGCGAAGCTGAAGTAGATTGTATCATTCACTGTGGAGATATCGCCCACACGAAGACTCAACTCTCTCCAGAGTTTGTAGAACTGTGTACTGATTTCTTCCGCAATCTGTCCTCGATTGCCCCAACTTACATCATCCTCGGCAACCATGATGGTAACCTACGCAATAGCAGCCGTCAGGACGCCATCACGCCCATCGTAGACGCCTTGGCATGTCCAGACCTGCATCTGCTCAAGAACGCCGGAGAAACGGCTTTAAACGCCGACTATACGCTGAACGTGCTATCGGTCTTCGACGAAGATAACTGGATGGCACCAACGGACAAGGACAAGATCAACATTGCTCTTTATCATGGCTCCATTTCTGGCGTCAAAACTGATGCCGGCTGGGTCATGCAGCATGGCGAGCACGACATTAGTATCTTTGACGAATTCGACTTTGGCTTTTTGGGCGATATCCACAAGACCAACCAAACCTTAGATCTTAAGGGTCGAATTCGATATCCCGGGAGCACAATTCAACAAAACCATGGCGAGACAAACGACAAGGGACTTCTTATTTGGGACATTCGTGACCGCTGGGATTGGGACGTAAAGCATGTTGCTTTTGAAAACCCAAAGCCCTTCATGACGATCGAACTGACGCCCAAGGGTCGCATGCCGAAGGGAGCTAAGGTGCCCATGGGCGCCCGCTTGCGCTTGGTGTCCAACAATAACCTTCCGCTCAACAAAATGAAGAAGGCTATTGATGTTGCAAAGCACCGGTTCAAGCCGGAAGCGATCACTTTCCTTAATCGCGCCGCCGGAACCCGCGGCAGCGTTGATGCATTGACATACAATCTTGTGAAGGAAGACCTCCGAGATCCCGTCGTTCAAGAAGAACTCATCGAAGAATATCTTAAAGAGTATGAAGCCGATGATGACCTGCTGAAAGAGGTTCATTCCATAAACACACATTACAATCGTATCGTCGAGAAAGAAGAAGAGATTACGAGAAACGTAAACTGGAAGCTGAACTCATTTAAGTTTGACAACCTATTCAACTTTGGAGAAGGCAATTCAATTGACTTTGGGAAGATGAAGGGCATTGTTGGGATCTTTGGGAAGAACTACAGCGGTAAGACCAGCATCATTGATGGTCTGCTTTTCACCCTTTTCAACTCGACGTCTAAGAACGAGCGTAAAAATCTTAATGTGATCAATCAGCACAAGGAGACTTGTTCAGCAACTGTAGAGTTCCTCATTGGAGAGAATACATATACAGTAAGTCGCGACTGCGAGAAATATGTGAAGAAGCTTAAGGGCGAAGAAACTCTAGAGGCAAAAACAAACTTAGAGTTCACATCAAAAAGCTTGGTGACAGGAGATACCATCAGTGAGAATGGTCTGACTCGTAATGAAACGGATAAGAACATCCGTAAGATCGTGGGTACCCTCGATGACTTTTTACTGTCTTCTATGTCTTCTCAACACGGCGCCCTACAATTTATTAACGAGGGGACAACCCGTCGTAAAGAGATCTTCGCAAAGTTCTTAGATCTAGAAGTCTTTGAGAAGAAGTTCAAGTTGGCGAAAGAAGACAGCGCTGACATGAAGGGCGCCCTCAAGCGGCTGGAAGAACGGGACTACGAAGCAGAACTCAAAGAACTGCGCGCATCCGAGACACGGACTTTGGAAAGTCTGGGAGTCTGTCAGCAATCACTGGCTGCAACAAAGGCGCGCCGCGATTATTTTAAGTCGACCTTCGATGACATCGTGCGCAAAATTGATAGTGTCCCGGCAGACATTGTAGATATCATTGGTGTCAAGAGGAAGCTGTCGGATAAGCGCATCAGAGCCGGCGCCCTCAGCGCCCAGAATGCAGAACTGTCGACCGAATGTCACCAAAAGGAATCCACCCGGATCCGCATGGGCAGCTTCATCGAGAATTTCGATATTACGAAGTATCGAGAAAAGCATAATGAAATCGAAGACTTGCTTAAAAGTAGGGATTTACTATCTGCGGATCTTGCTGTTAAGGAAACCGCTTATTCACTCGATGAACAGAAGGGCGCCCTTCTAACTGGAATTCCATGTGGTTCACAGTATCCTAAGTGCAAGTTCATCCGCGATGCTCATGTAGCTGTTGCCAATCTTCCCGAGAATGAAAGTGTGCTCGCCGAAATTCGTGGGAAAGTTGCGTCCGCCTCCGAGCAGATTAAAGATATGGAACCAGAACGCGTCCAGCGCCACCTGTCGCGATACGAAGAATTGATGCGTAAGTCGGCTGAACTAACCGGAGAGATTTCGGCATGCCGTCTACAAGTGCAAAAGAACAAAACGTCTATCGTACGTATTGAAAAAGAGATTTCAGAACTTGAAATCAGCGAGCGCAGGTATGAAGAGAACCGTGATGCTATTGAAAATCTAGAGGCGTTGTTCACAGATCGCGAGTTATCCGAGAGCAAGCTTGGAGCCTCCAACAATAAGCTTTCTGAACTGACAGACGAGCTTATGGAACTGCATAAGGACCACGGCTCCATCGAAAGCAAGCTTGAAAATCTGCATGCTGCTGAGAAAGAACTGGAGGATCTCCAAAGAAAGTATTCAGCGTATGATCTTTTCATGCGCTGTATGCATTCCAGCGGGATTGCTTACGACATCATCAAGAAGAAACTACCAGTCATCAACGAAGAGATCGCAAAGGTGCTAGCGAACATCGTAGACTTTGAGATCTTCTTTGAGGACGATGGAAAGAAGATGAACGTATTTATTAAGCATCCTCGCCACGAAGCCCGCCCGCTTGAGATGGGCTCCGGCGCCGAGAAAACTCTGGCTGCTATGGCTATCCGGTTATCACTTCTCAGTGTTTCTTCGTTGCCAAAGGGCGATCTTTTTATCCTCGATGAACCGGGCACGGCTCTCGATGAGGAAAACATGGAAGGGTTTATTCGCATTTTGGAACTAATTAAGACGTACTTTAAGACAGTACTTCTAATTTCACACCTAGACAGTCTCAAGGATTGTGTTGACACCCAGATCATCATTGATCATGTCGACGGATATGCGTGTGTAAATGAATAAGGAGAATATATTATGGATTGGATGAAAGGAATGTTAAGCAAAGCTTGGGCACTAGTCCCCGGCGCCCTTAACTTAGTCGGAGACACACTCAGTGCTCTTTGGAACGAAGTCGTTGATGGTCATGACCGCCTTAGTTGGTGGGGATTGCTGGCTATCGCTGCAGCCCTCGGCGGCTGGATGCTATAGAGGTAATCATGGTGGCAAACGTACGAGGAAAAATAGATAGATTAGTTGAGAAAATGATTTCACGAAAGTTTCTGGCGTGGTTGACCTGCACGGGTCTGACATACACTGGAGCAGTAGACTCCGAAGGTTGGGTCATCGTGACCGGTATTTATATCGGAACGCAAGCAGCCATCGACGGAATCGCTAAGCTGAAAGGGCTTACGTGATCCTGCAACTGCAAGCTATAAAAGCAATTGCCTTCTCTTTGTGGGAGAAGGTATTGCCTTTTGTAGTTAAGCACTGGAAGATTTTACTTATTCTGGCGCTCTCCGCTGTTCTGTTTTCAAAAATGAGAGCAGATTATAAAGCCCTTGAAGACGCGATGGAGGTAGCACGCAGCAGCTATGAGGCACAACTCAAGGGAATCAAGACGATTCACGAAGACGAGATCCAACGGCGCCAAGAATTGCTCGATGAATACCTCGTAACCATCAAGGAGCTTGAAGAAAACTATGACCTCAGCCGCGACGAGATAGAAAGAGAAAGGTCTCGCCGCATTGATGAAATAGAAAGAGAATGGTCAGTCCACCCTGCAGGAGTGGCTGAGAAGATTGAAGAAGAGTTTGGGTTTGGCTATGTGGAGTAAAATATTATTAACCTTTTGCCTAGCATTTCCTCCTCTTGCTTTCGCTGATGAGCCCGAAGATATTTCGGTACCGCAGTTTACTTTTTTAGACTGGCAGCAACCCTCGCCTTTCCGCGGAACATTATTTAATCCCCGTGCTACCGCAGAACTGATAGCCATACCCGGAGCGCTCCAAGCGGAGTGCGATTTGGAAATAGAATATCAGATCGACCGACAGGCAACAGATTTCCACCTTAGAATAGACAGCGCCGACGCGCGCTATCATGCTTTGAGTGAAGAGTATAAACTGGTCACCACCCAGAAAGATCTAGAATTAGCAGAACTGCAACGCGTTATTCAGACGCGCTCCCCCTCAAATCGAGGTTGGTGGATTGCAGGCGGCGCCGCGACTGGTGCTGTAATAACTTTGGGGATTGTATACGCGGCTTTGTCCGCATCGGGAAAGCAGAATGGATGAAAAAAAAGACCCTAACTATGTCATTAAGCTTGAGAGGGCAATTGCCGAGAAGTATGGTAAAGAAGCCGTTCAAAATCCGCGCGGAAATTGGAATGCGGAAAAAGAGGCAGCGTTCATAGAACAGCTTAGATCCGCGAACCTCCGAATTCAAGAACTAGAACGTAAAATTGAGAAGATAGAAGTCAATGGCGTTTTAGTTTCCCAGAAACTACTTAATAGAGAAACTAACAGGACGTGTCCCGTCTGTAGTGAGTATTCATTTAATCCAAAAGATGACGTGTATATGAACAAGTTCAACTGTTGCTTTCCGTGTTACATTCAACACGTTGAGGACAGAGAGAAACGATGGGTAGCAGGCTGGCGTCCAGATTCAGGAGATAAAAAAACAAATGGCAACGACACTTGAAGTAATCAGAGGCATCTCGCAAGCAGTGGCAAACTCTTACGACGGCGCCCATGACAAGAAGTATTCTTACGATGGCGAGGAGCGCAAGATCGGACTCCACCGCGAAGAGGGCGACATCATCACAGACTCAAGATCGATGGACGGATTTAATGTACGCATTGCCGGCGATCGATTGATTGTCAGCTATCAGTACGACTGTAAGCTTAAGCATGTACATGAGAATGACTTCGAAGGCGATATCGATGAGAAGATCGCGAACGTTGCTAAGTATCTTCGTAACGAATACAAGAAGATTACTGGAAATGCGCTCACTCTTTCGAAGGAAGGAGAGTGTGATGTAATAGTTGAGTATATTTCTCGCATCCGTACATCGGTCCGCGCATGTCAAATGTATAAGATCGGAGGGCTCACCGGCGTAGACGGTCCCGAAGCTGGACGGACGCGTGATGTCGATTCAGCCATTAAAGACTGGTTAGCCATCGGAAAAGACAAGTACCCTCGCGCCAAGAAGCCGTCGAATATCACCAGAAAGAACGATTAGGATGGCATGGGAACTTATTCGTTATCCAGAGAAGAGCAAATAAAGGAAATAATAAAGTGCGGGAAAGATCCTGTTTACTTTATCAATAGCTACTGCCGGATCTCCCACCCGATTCATGGACTGATCCCGTTTGCAACCTACGATTTCCAGCAAGACCTATTAGGTGCCTTCAGTGATCACCGTTTCAATGTGATCCTCAAGGCACGTCAGATGGGCATTTCTACAATTGTAGCAGCCTATATCATTTGGCTGATGCTCTTCCATCGTGATAAGAACGTTTTAGTTATAGCCACGAAGTTCAGCACCGCCGGTAACTTGGTTAAGAAAGTGAAAGCTATGATGCGCTGCTTACCTGAATTCATGCAGATATCTTCAATCTCAGTAGACAACCGAACATCTTTCGAACTGACTAACGGTTCGCAGATTAAAGCGTCTTCGACTTCTGGTGATGCCGGTCGTTCCGAGGCGCTATCTTTATTGGTGCTTGACGAAGCAGCCCACGTTGAGGGCTTGAGTGAGCTATGGACAGGTTTGTATCCTACGATTTCAACCGGTGGTCGATGCATTGCGCTGTCAACCCCTAACGGCGTCGGTAACTC